GTCAGATCTACGGTGCCCGTGCTGACTTGATCGTTCTTGATGACTGCGTCACCTTGGCTAACGCCAATGAATACGAAAAGCAGATCCGTTGGATCCAACAGGAAGTTTTGACCCGTGTCGGTCCAACAGGCAAGATTTTGGTCGTGGGTACTCGTGTAGACCCAGTTGACCTATATCGTGAGATGCGCAACCCAGATCGTTATCCAGATGGCGTATCGCCTTGGACATATCTGGCTATGCCAGCGGTTCTCGAGTTTGCAGATGACCCAAAGGATTGGAAGACCCTCTGGCCACGCTCTGACAAGCCTTGGCTTGGAGATGATGCGAACATAGGCGAAGATGGTTTATATCCACGCTGGGACGGTCCTAACCTTCGTAAGCGTCGCGGTGTGCTTGACCCAAAGACTTGGGCGATGGTTTATCAGCAGCAGGATGTGGACAGCGAGGCTGTCTTTAGTCCAGAGGCTGTTCGCGGTTCTGTATCAGGTATGCGTGCTATCGGTCCTTTGATCGCTGGGGCACCTGGTCATCCACAAACTCTTAACGGCGGTTCGTACACCATCTGCTCGATGGACCCAGCCATGTCAGGCGATACATTCTCAATTGCCTATGCTGGTGACAAGACAACCCAAAAGCGCTATATCTTGGAAGCAAGCCGTATGCCTGCTCCAACACCACAACGTATTCGTGAGTTGATCTTTGAGTGGACTGAGAAGTACAAGCCATCAGTCTGGGTTATTGAGAAGAACGCTTTTCAGTTGTTCCTCACCCAAGATGAAGAGATTAACCGTTTCCTTGCATCTCGCGGTATTCGCCTTGTTCAGCACTACACAGGTGCCAACAAGATGGATGCAGAGTTTGGCGTAGCCTCAATGGCTCCGCTCTTTGGAATGGTTGACAAACTTGGCAATCACGTCAAGGGAAGCAACCTTATAGATTTGCCACGGTCAGACAATGAAGGCGTAAAGTCGCTCATAGAGCAGCTCATAACTTGGTCCGCTGGCACTAAAAATAAACAAGATGGTTGCATGGCTCTCTGGTTTGCAGAGACTCAGATGCGTGACTATATCAACCAAGCTGGAGCATATGGTGGCTCCTTTATTAAAAATCCGTTCCAGACTCGTGACCAAGTCGCGCGTCGGCGGGTTATTAACATCGAAGACTATCAACGCGAAAAAGAAAAAATGGCAGCTAACGGGGGTTACTTATAGTGCTAGAGATTGATGTAATTTCGGATAAACTCCGTAAATTACGTGCGCACTACTTCGCACGTGACTCACGTTATGACGATCTATTGGCTATCCGCCAAGGCAAGATCGATCAGGTATTCCCTGGCATGTTCTCAGAGGATTACCCAAAGCCAATGATCGCCAACTTCATTGACGTTGCTGCACGCGACGTTGCTGAAGTTATCGCTCCGCTTCCTGCTTTTAACTGCATGACAACCAAGACCACCTCAGATCGTGCCCGTGAGCGTTCAGACAAGCGCACCATGATCGCCGCTGGTTACCGCGACACTGCCAACCTTCAGACCATGATGTACACAGGTGCAGATCGCTACCTCACCTTTGGCTGGTTGCCATTCCTCATTGAGCCAGATTACGAGAACAATCGCCCAATGATCCGCATCGATTCACCTATCGGTGCCTACCCAGAGTTTGACAGATTCTCACGCCTTGTCTCATACTCAAAGCGTTATGTCAAAACCATCCGTGAATTGATCAACGACTTTCCTGAGCACGAGAATGTTATTCGTGGTCAGTATGAGAACCGTAACTCAGAGCGCATCCTTGAAATGTATCGCTATCAAGATAAAGACCAGATGGTTCTTTTTTTGCCAGAGCGTAACAACTTTGTTCTCTCACGCGTTGAAAATGAACTAGGCGAAATTCCTGTAGCCATTGCGTTACGCCCAGGCGTTGACTCAGATGAGCATCAACGCGGTCAGTTCGATGACATTATGTGGGTACAGGTTGCTCGCTCACGCTTTGCTTCGCTTACACTTGAAGCAGCGCAAAAAGCAGTTCAAGCACCGTTTGCTTTGCCTTCAGATGTTAACGTACTTGAGATTGGCCCAGACGCGACTATCCGCTCCGCCAACCCACAACAGATTCGTCGTGTGGATCTTAACCTTCCACCAAACATCTTCCAAGAAAACGAAATTCTTGATCAGGAAATGCGCACTGGATCACGTTATCCAGAAGGCCGTCTTGGTCAGCAGTCTGGTTCTATCGTTACAGGTCGTGGCGTTGAAGCACTCATGGGTGGCTTTGACACACAGGTCAAGACAGCACAAGGCGTATTTGCTGAGACATTCCGCGAGGTAATCCGTCTATGCTTCATGATGGACGAAAAGCTATTTGGTGATGTAACCAAGGAAGTTCGCGGCATTAACGCTGGTGCTCCGTATGTTGTTACATACACACCAAAGAAAGACATTGCTGGTGATTACACCTGCGACGTAACCTACGGCATGATGGCTGGCCTTGATCCAAACCGTGCTTTGGTCTTTGGCCTACAAGCCCGTGGTGACAAGTTGATTAGCCGCGACTTTTTGCGTCGTCAAATGCCTTGGGAAATGAATGTTACCCAAGAAGAAGAGCGTGTTGAAGTAGAAGAACTGCGTGATAGTTTGATGCAAGCAGTTGCCTCATATGCTAACGCATTGCCACAAATTGCTATGCAGGGTGGCGATCCATCTAAGGTTATTAATGCTATTGCAAAGGTGATTGTTGGTCGCCAGAACGGCGATCCAATTGAAGAGATTGTAGCTGAAGCATTTGCTCCTGAGCCACAACCACAGCAACCACAGCAAGGTGGAATGCCAGGACAGCAACCTCAAGCACCTGGAGCGCAGCCAGGGCAACCACCGATGGGAATGCCTGCCCCACAACAAGGCCAAGGTGGCTCTGCTTTACAGCAATTACTAGCAGGACTTAATTCTTCTGGTAACCCGCAGCTTGCTGCATCGGTTAGCAGACGCTCACCCGCCTAACGTTACGAGTGAGAAAACCAATTCCCTATAGGAGAAAAAATGACACAGTTCAAATCAAGCCTACAATCACCACCAGTACGCGTTGCAATGCAGGGCGGAATGGGCAGTTCAGATGCAGTAACACAGAAGACAAGCATCCAGTCTGCACCATCAGTAAAGTCAACAGGCAAGTCAGATGTTAAGTACACCGTTCAGCCTTCAGGCACAAAGGGTGTTGGCACAACAGCTGGAAAGCCACTTAAGTAAATTATGCATGATGAAGAGAGCGGTAACCGCAGAAAAATCCTGTCTTCTTGGGATGTTGCCGCTCTTTTCATTGAACTTGCAAAAGATATTTTAGTTAGTTTTGTAAAGTTTTTAGATGTATTGAGCGATATGTCTCTACATCAAGCAAGTGTCGTGGAAGATAAACAGTTGTTCCACGAAGATGTTGTTCGTACCATTGAGACTATTATAGAGGGTGAGTGATTATGGCAGGTAAAGGTGGCTATCAAGCTCCAGCTAATCCCGCTCCAGTATCAGGCCCAGGGCGTTTAAGCGCACGAACCGATGGAACAGCAGCGTACAAAGCACAACAGGCAGAGCGTTATATCGCTGGCATGCCCAACTGGGGAGATGGCCAAGATATGATGCAGATCCAAAGCGGCGCCCCGATGGCTGCTACGCCATCAGCACAGCCAGTATCGCCATCACAGATGGCTCAGGCTGCGCAGCAACAGGGTCAAGCACAAGGCCAACCACAGCAACCAGTTACTCCATTGAGCGCACCTACACAGCGTCCAAATGAGCCAGTAACCCAAGGTGCTGCACTTGGTCCAGGAGCAGGAACAAACATTCTTGGCTTGCCAGCAATGAACATGAACAACGGCGGCACAACCGCAAAGCAAACCGTTCAAACATTAGCAGCACATCCAGACGCTTCCCCCGAGCTGAAGAACCTCGCTGATTTACTAGGGAAGTAGGGTCACATGGCTGACACAACACCAAATACCCCGCAACCTTCTGCTACCCCTGCACCAACTAGCACTGCTCAAAATGCTAGCGATTGGGTAAAGAACAATACACTTTTTGTTCACACAAACCCACAACTTGCCGCAGATGCAATTTCTAATGCCACTGCAACAAACAACTTTTACAATGCAGATGCTATTGCTGCTAACGCAGTACCTGTCAATATTACAAAGGCAGTTCAAGATAACATCGCTACCCACAATAGTCAGTCTTGGTGGCAGCATGCCCTTGGCGATGTAAAGCAGTGGGGTGCAGACGCAGTAGGTTTTATCCCTGGTGCTAACACAATTTCCAACTGGGCTAACAAGCCTTTACAGGAAGTTCAAAAAGACTACAAGTTTATTAGCAGTGTTTACGAAAAGCACAATCCTCTTGAGGCTGTTCTTGCCACATTACCTATTGTCGCTGGTCGAGTTATCGGTGGCATTATTGGTGGTGCCGCAGGTGCGGCACCACCAATAATG